CGGCACTGTAGAAGCTCTTCGCGCTTCATCGAGTTAAACAGACATAACACATTTGATAACATTATGTCATCAAACTTATTATTAAGCTGTTTAGCAAGTGTTAAAGCACGATTAGCAGTAACAAAGGCAAACTCATCCGAGTAATCATCGTAGATTTCCTTACGGACTTCTTCGTGACTTCAAGGATATTTAGCCTTATCTAATTCTTGTTGAGTACTTTTAAGTATCAATTTCAAGGATGAAAGTAATGGTACCTTTAGGTCTTTTGATGATAAGTCAAAGGATTCTGAAGGGGCTATTACTGATTCTACTAACCATCGGTGCGGAATTAAACTTTTCGAGTTTAAGACCCCAAGAATGGCAAGAATCGGATTGAAAAGATCTTTTTGAGATCTTTTTAATCCACCAAAACGAGAAATTAAACGGACTAAAACAGATATACTAGGAACAAGCCCTCGATCACTATAATCGAGGAATTGCCCTATACGATCTCCTAAGGAGTTCGATAGTAATTGTTTTAGAGGTACTGGAGAAACATCTGTTTCACCAAAGTATGTCCTCTTTGCAAACTCGAAAACGGGTTTGTTAGGAGAAACAATACTTTTAGTGATATTGATGTCTACCCCTAATCATTTACATACTTCCAAATACTTGGAAGCTAGTGAGTGATTAAAGATAGTTAGATCATCACCTAATATTTCGTATTCATCACATCAATAACCAGTTTTGAAAATATTACTTTCAAAATCAATTAATGAGTGACAATACTGCAATATAAAATGATGTGTCAAAGCTAGAGCCGGTCAAGACGATAATGCTCCCATAGGTTGTCCTACAGCATATCTATAAGGCCCGAAAGATACTTTGTATTTTTCGGAATCCTTTTGATTGAAGTAGAATGATCTATCAATAAGTACACTACGTCAGGCTTCCCCTAACCCTTCAATACCGAATAATCGTGAAATTATTACGGCACTGAGAGTAGAAGGAAGTCTATCTGTAGCAGCACTTAAGTCAAATGAATAAGCACAATTTGCTTTAATAGCTTTACTGCGACTTCTTTTTACAGAAGCCGTTTGATCGAAGGTTCCATCATTAGGAAGTAATCTTAATAATGAAAACATCGAATCATGTAAAGGTTTTAGAACTGATTGTGTTATAACATCTGCGAGAGCAAAGACACGAAGCTTACCTGCTGCTTCTTCCTTTAAGGCAAACTGCCCATAAGTGGAAACAGCAGAATCCTTTGAATTAAGGTGCAAACCAGCATCCTGTAATCGGATAGCTA